GCTTCTATTATTGCTTTTTTATGTTGTTCAGTTTTGTTCATAACTTTATAAAATTGTGTCCTCTTTTTTTGTAACTTGGACTTAATAATTAGGTTTTCATTCTATTCCCATGCGGTGGTAGTTTAAAAGTAAAATACTTGGCATCCAGTCAAGAGATGGCGTTCATATCGACCTCACCGCTCTAAATTTCCCTTCTCTTTTGAAGGGTTATTTTTTCCCCTTTATACATACCAGCTCCTAGCTCATCAATCATTTTAAAGTCTAGTATCTCTGGCACTATCTTACAGCTTTTATCTATTAAGAGAATATATCTGTTTTGGAATCCTTCAAGAGCTTTAGCTCCATTGAAGTCATACTTGCTATCTCCACGCTTTGCTACTATCTCTCCATTTGCAAGTTGATATATAGTTCCGTTTTTATTTATTTGTGTTAGCTTGAATCCGCTGGCTCTGTATATTGTTCCATCTCCGCACTGCGTTGCATCCGAGTAACTTAATATCCATTTAATCTGCGGTGCATTCTTTTTGATCATGCGGATACTGATTGCTATACATCGGCTCTCTGAATATTTTGGGAGATAATCATCAAAAGCCATTCTATTAAGCTCCAGCATCTCATTCCATCTTTTGTTTATATCTGTTTCTCCAGAATCCACCAAAGGAAGAACGTTTCTTTTATCCATTGGACTTCCATAGCTCATTACTCCATGCAGTTTGTTATCCAGAAAGCATCCGAAGTGCAGATTGCTCATATTGACAACCTTTCCATAATAGTGATGTTTCTTTACAAAAGCATTCGCTACTTTAGAGTTTATAACTTTGACGATTATTTCCTTTGCTCTACCCATTGGCTTACTAATAAATACAAAGCGTTTCCATTTGAGTTCTCATTCCCAAATGTTTCAACGTATTTAAACTCCTCTGTTTGTCTTACTTCTTTGATTGCTTCTTTAATGAACTCAACTTGTTTATCTGCAAGCGTATAAGTCTGCTGTTGAAATGGCTCTTTCTCTCCATCTGGAAGTGAGAAAGCATCACTCGTTTCAATGTCATCCATATTCTGCCAGTTATCCATACCCCAGTCCTCAAGCTCAACGGAGTTCCATTCATTAGCCAATAAATCCCAATCCCATTCTCCAAAGTTTACATTATCTTTTACGACAAACTCTCTTTCTTGCATTGGAGTAAGATTGTCAGCTTTCATGATCCAAACCTCTTTCAATCCAGCTTCCTTGCAAGCTCTTAATCTCATGTTGCCTCCAAGCACAACCATATCATTGTTTACGACTATTGGGCGAAGCTTCAGCATCTCTGGGAACTCTTTGATGCTTTTAACAAGTTTATGATACTTTGTATCCCTTATGATTCTGGGATTATCTGGATTCTTTATTACTTTTCTTATATCAATCAGTTCCATACTTATATATAAATTTTTTCTTATTATTTTAGAACATTCTAATTTGTTGTTTATGTTGCTCTATTCTTTTTATAGCTGCATCGTAATACTCTTTGTCTAATTCACAAGCTGTTAAATCATAACCTAAATTATGACAAGCTATTGCTATTGAGCCACTGCCCAAATGCGTGTCAAGTATTCTAAAACCATCTTTTGCGTAATTCATTAAAAGCCATTCATATAAAGCTGTTGGTTTTTGGGTTGGGTGTATTCTGTTTCTATTTTTAGCAGCATTATAATCATATTTTTTAGCACTCGATTTAAAACTACTCCAAGCTAATTCATATTGAGCAAACGTTACATCTTCACTAAATCCCTTATCCCATAACAACCAACAAGGACTTGGGTATAAATAATCTGTCATATAATTACCACCCCATATTATTTGATTTTTAGAAACTCTAAATAATTCTTTAAAATATTCTTTACTTGGTATACTTTTATCTTCTCCCTCAAACTTATGGTAATTACTTTTTTTATCTCCTTTTCTTCTACCTATATTTACATTTATATCAATCCCATAAGGAGGGTCTACAATAGCAAGGTCGAAGTAGTTATCTTCATACCTTGCCATTAGTTCCATATTATCTTCGTTTGTTATTTTCATATTATTTTAGTATCTGTTCAATCGCCTCTAGTTTATCTGGAGATAAGCTTGATACTTTTTTAATTATGTTAATCTTTGAGTCATTCATCAAAGATTCATAAATCAATGGAAGTTGTTTATTATAAAAGCTATGGTCTGGATAAGTTTCGCATGAATAGATCACTGACCTATGCGTTGTTTTAAATCCATTCTTTGCATATTCTCTTACAATCTCTGTCCATCCCATATCCATAATCTCTCGCATGAATACATTTGCAACGCTTCTCATCTCCACAAGCTCTCTCTTTCTGCTTTGCTCAAATATATCAACTCCAGTTATTTCTCTGATTTGTTCTCCTATCTTTTGTAATTTCATTTTATTTATTTTTTTCAATCCATTTCTGTTGTTCATCTCTTAAGAACTCAATCTCTCTCCTTAAATAGTCGGCAGCTTTCTCCAAGTCTCTCAACTCGCTTTCTTTCTTACCAGCTCTGCATACATACTTGATGATGTTGCCTCTGTTGAAGTTAAGATTGTAATCCTTTATAAAGTCTATAACATCGTATCCTTTTCCGTTCTCGTAATGTAAATAAGTTGATCTCATATAATAGCGTTATCTAATTGTTGTATAAGATGTCGTATTTCACTTCTCTCAAACTTTCCAGATATTTCTGCATTGTAAGTTTTGAATGATAGCTGATACATATCTTTCTCCGTATCTCCTTTTTTTTCTTTCTTTCCTAAATAATCAATTTTTAAATTCAATTTCATTTTTTTCTGTTTTTCTTAATTTATTAAATTCCAAAAGAGTTGCATCCATTAAAGGTTTAAATCTTGATATTGATGTAGCTGCTGGATGCTCTATTTTTGCAAGCTTTCCATATTCTTTAAATAAGTAATCCATTGCTTCATAATCATTAAAAGCATAACTAAAGCCTATTTTAATCATCTCCCTAACAGCATAAGCTTGTATGTTATTCTTTCCGTATTTGTTTACTAAATTAGATATTTTTCTCAAAAGATAAAGTGAGAATTTTAAATCTTTTATTTTGCATTCTCCTTTTTTAAATTTAGAAATATCTCCTCCCATAAAGAAAAGATGCACAATATTACCAGCAGAAATAGTGTTTGAATTTTTTCTAAAATAATCATAAGCAATTTTATACTGATCATTCTCATTAGCGAATGCTTTTAAATAATCAATAGTTAGCCAAGCTTTATTTCCGTTGTTTAAGTTTATGATTGCATTAAGATGATCCTTCTGTTGTTTAGTATCTACCCAATCAACTATGTAAACTGGTACTGTTTTTTGTTTCAATAGCTTTGCGCTTTCAACTCTGTGATGTCCTTCAATGATATCTCCATCCCTTGATACTACTATTGGCATCATCCACCCAAATTCATTCAATTTATTTTTGAAGTTCTCTGAATGCTTTAAAAGTAAATCTCTGTTCACTTTAGCTTTTTTTAAATCTTTAATGTTGAAGAAAGGTTTAAATTCTCCTCTTTTAATCTCTGTTGTTTTCATGTTATTTATTTATTTATAATTTATTTTATAATTGTCCAGTTAAGCAATAGTTATCAATATCAGCTCCATCAATAAAGAACTGTTCATATAACTTGAGAGCTTTCTCTACTTTCTCTTCTCCTCTGTGGTAAAAGTTTTCAGAGCAGTTAAAGATGCCTATATCAAGGCTTCCCTTGTCAAGCACCAAGAAATAGAAGTCCTCATGATTTTTATTAAATAGATTGCAGTAAAGATAACACTGCACATCGTAAGAATATTTCTGTGCTGAATAGTGAAAGTCCTTAACGCTTGAAGATGATGTCTTTAAATCTACGATTCTATTATCAGCTAGAACGTCTGCCTTACCTCTAAAGGGTAGTCCTTTAATGTTATCAATTCCAGGAACTTCAAACTCTGCTTTTGTAATCAGTTCCTTTGCATGCTCATTCTTAAAGAAAGCATCCACTAAACGCTCTGCATCGCTTCTTTCTTTTGCAGTGAATACTCTTCCAAGCTCCAGCTTTGCCTCTTTGAATTTCTTTGTATTCTTGCTTTGCACTTCAATGAAAGTTTGTGCTTCAAATACCTCTGGCTCTAATATAGCGGTGTGGAATAACCACCCATCTCGTAGTGCTTGTGATTCTTCACTTCCATATTCAAGTGAGTATTTATAAGTCTTTGGACTTGCAAGGATTTGTTTCAAGCTACTGCTACTTAAGGCTAATTTGTTCAACTCTCCATAATAGAAAGTGTCATCATCCATTCTCTTTAGCAGCTCTGCTCTGTCGTATTGCTTCCCATCCAGAAGCGTTATTTTATTCGAGGTCATAATCGTAGCAGTTTTTAGAGCAGTAAGTATCCCCATCGGTTTCCTTATCGCATGTTCTACAGTAAGTTGCTTCATCTGGCATATCAATGTAATGCATATCGTATTTTTTTAATTCTATTGTTATTGTTTCTATTTGTTTTTTAAGGTCTTGAATTTCTGTATTCTTTCTTGACCTCATCAAGTTATATCTTTTTGTTATAATGTCCAACTCTGTCCTTAATGAATTAGTAAACATTCCAATCTCATTCATTGCTTTAACGCAATTGCGAAGATCTTTATTAAGTGGCTTTGCATCTTTCCACTCAATTATTTTGTCGGCTAGCCAATTAAACCAAAGGTCGTAAGCTTGGTTATTAAGTAAATTCATTAGTAACCAAATCCAATCATGAATCCTAAACAAAACGTAAGGAAGGCAAGTAATAAAATAGACGCCATCACTACCAGCTGTCTTTGTTCTGCTTTCTTAAGTTCTTGTTGTTCTAACTCTTTTTCAGTTAAAACCTCGATTCTGTTTTTTCTTGTTTGAATATGTAATCCTGTCTTTGTCTTTTTCATTTTGTTATAAATTTAGCAAGCTCTTTATATCTCTCTTGCATTAATAATTTTTCTTTTTGCACTTCATTGAAAGTTATTTCAACTATTGAAGGAAGATCTCTAAAAAGCTCGTAAGCATAAAAAGTAATTACCCT